AATATATTGGGTATCAATATCGCCTGCAGGTATAACCGCATTATCAAAATCTTCTGTTAATTTCAACCTTCTCTCTGGCGATCTAACCAACTCATCATTTTCTATATCATCACCGATAACTAAATCAGGACGATATGCACCAAATTTCCTACCCCTGATATTACCCATTTGGTCAGCACCTAAGCACAATACCATAGTTTCAAATCCGTCTGGATGTCGGAATATAGTAATATCTTCAGCATCTTTAGTAATCTCAACAGGATAATCGGCTTTCAACTTGGCATTATTCTTAATCTCGTCCTTTAGACTATGCAATAGCAATGTGGATTGCTTATAGGTATTAGAGATATAGACAATAAACCTTTTTGACTTATGACAAATATTATGCAATACATAATTAAACCCGATAATAGTTGTTTTGGAACTGCCTCTGGGTGCAGCAATCGCAAGAAACCTTTTAGTCTGGGCTTTAATCATTAATAATTGATGAAATTCCGATGACTGCAGTCTAAAATGGTTTGGGAAATAGTTCCAACCCCAACCGATTGGGAAGTCGTGGAATAATTTGCGGGCTTTGATATTGAATACCTTCTGCATAAATTCTTTATTAACCCTATTGTTGCGGTATTCTTTACGCTTAATCGGATTAATTTTGCTACTCTTTGGCTTCTCAATAATTTTTTCCATAAATCATTTTCCTAAAAATTTTTTCTGCCGCCAGAATCAACTTTCATTATCTATATTCCTATCTGCCAAAAAAGCATTTTCTGAAAAATTATATCATCGTGAGAAAGGGGCTTTTATACTTATCTTCAAACCTTTCCCCACAGTCAACATAATACACAATAGTAGTAATACATCTATTATATACAACATAAACAATTGAATAAAATCATTATAAAGGGATTGAAAGCAGTAACACGATTATTGAAATTAGTAACACGATTGGATTGATGATTAATTAATTTAGTAACACGATTATATAAATTCGTGCTACTATTAAATTGATTATCAGATTTCTTTAGCACCATTTAATTTATCAAGCAATGCAGATGACTTATCAAATAATTCTGATAATCCTTTGTTAACTTTGTCAATGCTTTCGGAATTTATATTAATAACATTATTTTGAATTGCAGTAGTAAGTTTATCGGTCGGGAATAATCTATCAAATAATTGCAAACGAGTATTTGCTCTGACATTATTATCTGGAATATCATCATGCCTTTTGCCTTTATAAAAAATTGTCTTATTAGCATTCATATCCGATTTGAAACCTTCCAAGAATTTTTCAGCAGATAATTCAGGGTCTAAATTCGCAATTTCTTTAACTGTGGCAATTGCTTTCTCTTCTATCCCACTCCTTCCCACAAATTCAGAGCAATGGGCATCGGCAATTTCCCAATCGGCAGAAGGATGCGCGGCAAGATAAGTTTGAGTTTTATTTCCATTGGTTTGAATATATGCGTTGATTGCTTTTTGCTCAACAAGTTTAGATATTGCCATTGCTAATAATCCTTTCGCTAAAGCATATACCATAATTGAATTGGGATGTCAATAGTTTTATGAATAAATTAATAACTAAAATATATCTGAAAATCGCTATGCGTTAAGGCTATAAAAAGGGCACTATTTGCGGAGAAAATCTATAGCATTGCGGTAATGCGGTTTAGAGGATTATTAATAATAATTTATCATATATTTATTAAAATCACTTGACAAGTTATCTATTCATGCTATAATAGTGCATGATGTTAAGAGATAGACAAGTTAAGAGAATAGATAGTTTGACAAGTTGTTTTAAAGGTTTATAATATACTCATGGAAAAGAAAATGGAAGTGAAAGAAAGCATCTATAATCTCTCTTGGAATAATATAGGCAAAAACATTCCAGTAAATTATAATACTTTAATAATTCCAAAAATAGATGCTATCACTAAAAACTTCATGGGCGGGGATGTTTTAAGGAATAAGATTTATAATTATATTATATACTACTTCAATAAAGGTATAAGAGAAGGAATTTTAGAAAGTATATGTCTCTTTGGTTCAGATAAAATAGAAAGAAAGATATATTTTAAGATAGAAGACAAAAACATTGTATTGAAAGCAATTGATATACTCAATGAATAAAACAAAGGGAGGAAAAATGTATAACGTAATAAGATACTTTAGGAAGAGTGGAAGGCGTAAAGTTATAATGCGAGGCGTAAGTTTAGAGATTGCTCAATTACATTGCAGAAGCGACAAGACAAAAAGGGCAGGCGTTTGGTTTGACGGATACGAGAAAAGATAATAACCAGTAACTAAAAAAGGGGGGGATTATGAAATTTGATTTAAGAGATTTGGTTGATATGCGGGATTGCGTAACAGAGGATATAGTAGAAAGAGAGAAGCAAATTAAATCAGGATTTACAAAGGAAGAGTATGATAGACCTATTATAAACAATAGGTTGACATTACAGAGTAAAATTCAGAAAATGATAAACAAACACTATGGAATATAACCGCTCCCAGCGTGGAGCATAAAAGGGAGGGATAAAAGATGTATAGTATAAAAGTGGATTGGTCAGAAGCGTTGGGAAATGGTAACTGGGATAACATTGGTAGAAATATGCTTGAGCAAAAATGCAAGCATAAAAAAGGCGTTGCTTATTCGGGATATTGCGAGAAATGCGACATTTCAGAAGACTCCGCAAGCCCTATGATGAATTATGCCTATCCCCTTGAAACTACTCCAGATGACGATAAGGTTTTGCAAGTAGTCGAAGAAACGAATTGTACAGTAATGTATAACAACGACACAGATGAGTATTTTATCGTTTTATGTGGTGGTGGAATGGATTTATCGCAGGACATTGCCCTTGCTTATGTAATACTTGAAAGGTGGATACCGGAATCTCTTATAGTAGAAGTGTGTAATCAAAAGAATTTCAGCGTATCAGGTAAGAATTTTGAGATATTACAAAAAGCAATTATTGAGCAAGCGGAAAATTATCAAGGCAGATTTAAGGATTTAGCGGATAAATGGAAGAACCTATAAGCCCCCTGATGATGGCTCAATAGGATAAAAAGAAAGGAGAAAAGGAAATGGATAAAGAAACTTATGAAGCGTTAAAAAGAATTATGATAGAGGCAAAGTATATCTATGAAGCAACACAAAGCGGAATTAAAGGCAAGGATATACAGCAAGTAGAAGCGTGGATTGATGAAGTAGCAAAGGAATATAACCCATAACCGAAAGGAGATGAGAAGATGAAAAGAGCAAATCAAAAGTTTTTGGGGGAGTTAAGAGATAAAGATTTATACTTGATTGAAGATGCTTTAGAGTTTTATGCAGACGGACACAAAGAAAAACGGAAAGAATGTGAAGAATTAGTTTTAGATTTATATTCAAATTTTTGGGAAAAATAGATTTTCGCACAGCGTTCCAAAATGTGCTGAAAGAGAGGAGAAGAAATAATGAAGGATACTATAAAGATTATAGGTCTAAAAGACAGAGAAGGCAGAATAGCAACAAGTGAGAATGGATTGCTAAAGGTTGAAGGGTTAAAGGGCAATAAGACAGATTATACTTTTATCGGGGAGTTTTTGAAGATATTACAAAGAGATAAGACAGGCAGGAAGGGTAGGGGAACTACTAATAAGTAAAAGTGTCTGTAATTGCTTAAAAAGGGGGTTAGAATGACAATTAACTGGAATAAGCATATTATTCTAAATATAGCAATAAAGGATAGGAACTATAAGGCAGAAGCAATAGTATATATGTCGCATGATGACGATGATGGTGCTGATATGGATGGCAATAGAGGAACTAACAAGTGCTTTATAGATGAAATTGAGATTGTTAGTGTGCAAGATGAGCAGGGAAAGGAAATTCCACTAACAATCGCAATAGAAACGGCTTATAATGACGCTTTAGATACGGCAGATTTAGAACCTGATGAGAATGAAGAGGAGGAGGAAGAATTATGAAAGTCAAAGATATAGCTGATTATATTGATGATAGGTTAGATAATCTTATCAGTATCAAAAATCTTGATGATAGGGGATTATCTACTGAATATCACAATGGTATTATTAAGGGCTTGAAAATGGTAAAACATTTCATTGAAAAAATAGACAGAAATAACACCAATGAAAAACACTAAAAATTTCATGTGTATCAATGTGTCTTTTCATGTGTATATATTTATATCTTATATCTTCTATACGTAGACACATCATCTTTTTAAGAAATGATGTGTCGTAACTATATGATAAATAAGGACTTATGTATGATTTTGATGTGTCTCAATGCTTACATGATGTAATGCCCTTTTTCGGTGAGACACATGAGACACATCAGATATCGCTATGCAGAGACGGGAAAATGGGGTATAAAAAACGATGTGTCTCAAATGAATGCTAAAAGTCGTGAGACACATCAGAAGGGTTAAAAATAGGGCAAAAAAGGAGGGTAAAAATGCTATATAAAGTTTGTCTTAAAAGCCATTCTTTACAGGAAGATTTGGAGACAGAAACAGAGGCACCCAATAAAAAGGAAGCATTTTGGATATTTAGGCAGCAATTAGCATTTGCAGATTATAATGATACTGACTTATATAATATGATAGAGGAAATTAAATAATGCAACCTGTAACAAATTATTCAATAAAGCACTTGACAAATGATATTGTATGTGATATAGTGATTAGCAAAAGGGGGAAACGATGAAGATTGATGAAGTTTCAAGTAGATTAAAAAGTAATGGAATAACCTTTCCGCACTACACTTTACGCAGAAAAATAGATACTTATATTTCACATCCTACCAGAAATCATTATAATAACAGACGGGATATTACATCTGAAGAATATAATAAATTACTATTGGCTTTGGCTATTGAAAAGAAAACTAATTTCTATGCTAAAGAGGTAAAAGATTATTTGACAGGACAGAAATCCAAAACAGAATTGTTGGGATATATTGTCAATAGCGGGAAGATTGATATGCTGATAAAGGAATGGATTGAGAAATGAGAAAAGTAATGTATAGGAATATAGAAATAACCATAGAGCAAGGAGAATTAGGATATAACGCTAAATTTGACTTTGCAGGAGAACCTGAAACTTGTGTCTTAAACGCTTCAAGTTCGGATATGGCACGAATTGAGGCATTAAATCGTATAGATTATCTATTTTTATTCTCACCCCTACAAAAACAAGGAGGGAAAAAATGAATAATATCTGGGCTGTATGGTTGGGGATTGCGGTATTTGCCTTGTTGGTTGGTTTTGTAATGGGGTGGGTATGTAGAGGGGATTGGGAAGAATAATATGAAAATAACGAGCATGGGGAGTAGTGGCGTGGTAGCCAGACGAATGGTAATCCAGTCAGACAAGCAGAGCGATGTCGGTATCCAACCCGTAAAAGCTCACCGTAGCGGTAAACCAACTGCCTATTCCCCTGCCTGTTTAATCCTCGCCCTTGTCTTGATATTCTTCGCTCGTTCCTCTTATCGAGGCAGGGGTGGGGATTTTACAGACGAAATTATTATCAAAGCAATAATCTCCGAAGCGATTGGCGAAAGCGAATTGGGAATAATAGCAGTCGCACATACATTCAAGACAAGATTAGAAAGGGGTATGACTTTAGGAAGCGTGGGATATAAGAGGAAAGACATAAACGAATTTATCGCCAGACAACCAAAACAAAAGGTGCAATTAGTCAAGGATATTTGGCAAGGCGTAAAGTCGGGGAAGATAGCCAACCCTGTTGTCGGAGTAGTGTATTTTGAGAATGTTAAGCAATTCGGCAAACCCGATTTTGTCGGGGAACTTGTAATGGAAATCGGAAACCATCAGTTCTTTTTAGAAAGGGGGAATTATGAAAATAGATTTTGAATATTTTATGCAGGAGAAACATTGTGAGCAGTATATCGGCACTAAAGATGCTATGGTTGATGACTTTGCCGATTGGTGTGATGGATTGAGCATAGATGATTGGTTTGATTATGGGAACAAGTTTGCTAAAGAAGTATTAAAGAAAGGGGGAGTGAACAATGGATAAGAATAAGAAGTTGTTTTCAAAGATTTTCTCTACTATTAGAGAAGGTATAGAATTAGCAAGAGTATCAGGAATATCAGATAAGGATATTGTTGATATGATAATAAGGATATGCAAAACCAATGAGGTTAAAGAGATAGAAAATGAATAAGTTAATGAATAAGTTAAGATACTGTAACCATTGTAAAGAGAATAGTATGGTTAGAAAGATATATACTGATAAGTTAGGTAATAGAAGTGTAATAGAATATTGTATCAATAAAGGGTGTGGGAGTAAGAATGATTATTCTCTTGCACAGGTCGCCTGTTTTAGGAGATGAGATGAAATGATTAAAATATTAGATACTTATTACGAAAATTATAAATTGCCCATAGGTTCTAAAATTAAATTTAAGGAAGAAAAACAAAGATATACCATTAGGGCTTCCAATATAATTTTTGCTATATGCACTAAACCATTTAATGCCGAGAAAACAGTTCTTTATACGATTATAGATTGGAATAATAATATCAGGGGGGCAGAGAATTTAATCTTTGGTATGGGTGCAGAAACTGATAAACAATGTAAGGAAATGTTAGACAGATTAACCAACGGAGAAAGTGAAATTTCATATCGCAATAATATCCCATTGAATATAGAAAAATTAACTTGCCCAAAATCTAATAACCAACCAGAAAGGGGGGAAGGATGAGCCAGATGTATAGATGGATTACAAAAACTTGGAATCCTGTCCGTGGCGAATGTCCACATAAATGTTCTTACTGCTATGTCCCGCATTCAAGGGTTAAGCATTTATACGAAGGCACGCCACAGTTAATTGAATCGGCTTTTAAGCCGTTAGGACACGGGAAGACAATCTTTGTCGGCTCAATGTTTGATATTTGGGCGGATAAGATACCGAGTGAATGGATTGTTAGGATATTAGAGCATTGTAGGAAGTATGACAATACTTATCTATTGCAGAGCAAGAATCCAAAAAGGTTTCTTGATTTTATTCAAATGTGTCCTGATAAAACAATTTTCGGGACTACGATTGAATCGAACCGAATTACTGATATTGTTAAGAATCGAGTTTATCCGCTTCAACTTTTGGTTGTTCACGGCTATAAAGTAATGGTGTCTATTGAGCCGATTTTGGACTTTGATATAGATATTTTTACACCGCAATTATCAACAACCAAACCTATATTTATTTCTATCGGAGCAGACAGCAAAAAACACAACCTTAAAGAACCCACACCAGAGAAAGTGAAAGCATTGATTACTGAACTTGAGAGATTTACAGAGGTTAGACAGAAAGACAACCTACAAAGGTTGTTAAGGTAAGGAGGGAGAATGGAAATGAAATATCCAGAACATAAACATCCGCACGGGGTAGGAGATACACAAGCAAATCCTTTTAGAATTTGGGTTTGTGAAGAGTGTGATATTGCCTTTACTGATGAAGAAATACGGAAAGATTTAGTAAAAGGCGAATGGGGACATATCTGCCCCGCCACTAAAAAACCTTGTAGATGTGAAAGCCATTTAGAGCCATATATTCCAGAAATCAAACCCGACAAAGGAGGTGGGGGGTGAGAATAAAAGAAGCATTAAAGAAAAAATTGATTGATAGAGTATCTCATAATGACCGATGGTTGTATTGGGATGATGTAGATAATGAATGGGTAGTCAATGAAAGGAAATATAGGCAGAAATTTACAAGACCAATTATCAGAACTGAAGACGAAGAAAAAGCAGTAAATTGTTTAATAGAAAGCGAGGTGATAGATGAGTGATACAATATTTGGGTGGGATAATCTCTTACAAGAATACATACGATATTGTAATTTAAATACAAACATATATTGTTCAAGCACTTCTTCTGCTTATACGCCACCCACTAAAATAAATAAGAAAACTATAAAACTGTTATATCTAAATGGAGTATTAACATAACCAAAGCGGAGATAAAAGAATGAATATCAACTGGCAATCAAGACCAAATATAATGGATAAAGACAATGCTAAAAGGATATTATTTGAGGTTAAGGATATATTAGATAAGCATAATATAGAGTTTTGGCTATGCTTTGCTACTTGCTTAGGGGCAATTAGAGAAAAGGACTTTATAGATATTGATTTTGATATTGACTTGGGGATTAAGCATAATATCCTATTGCCTAAGTTGGATATATTAAAAGACGAATTTGAGAAGATAGGATACGATACTCATTACTTATCTATACCATATAGCTATAATAGAATGTTAAAGGTTCAGAAAGATGAGATAAGGGTGGATTTGGTTAATTGGGATATATGTGAAGAATTCTACTTTCATCCTGTTGAACCTGACGGCAAATGTCATATTTTCTATCAAGAAATGTTTGATAATCTTACAGAGATAGATTTTTTGGGAAGGAAATTCAAAGTGCCTACGCCTGTTGAGCAATATCTTGAGTTGCTATATGGGATAGATTGGAGAATTAAGAATGTAAATTATGATTTTAGGACTGCTGGAAGTTTAAGGTTTGATTATTGGAATAGTGTAGTAAAGGAAATTAGAAAGGAAGGATTATAAAAATGACTAATAAACCTGTTGTGATTTTTACTGCGGGAGTTTTTGATATATTGCATTATGGGCATATAAATTATTTAAGGAAAGCAAAAGAATTAGGAGATATATTAGTTGTAGGATTATTGACTGATAATGGAACAGAGAAGTATAAGCATAAACCTATAATGTCGAAGGGTGAAAGATTAGAAGTGCTTGTTGCTGTTAAGTATATAGACCATATATTTTTTCAGGATAATACTGACCCAACAGATATTTTGTATTATATATGGAATTATGATAGAGACTTATTTCCCGACATTTTAGTTCGGGCTTCTGATGTCAAAGAACCTGTGCCTGGACAGGAATATATAGAAAGTAAGGGTGGTAAGGTAGTGATAGTAGATTATACAGAAGGAATATCAAGCAGTATTATAAAAGAGAGGATTATCAATGCCGATAGATAAGACATTGATAATGTGTTGCACAAAGAATAGACCATTAATTTGTAAGCGTATGTATGAGTCATTTCTGAAAACTAAAGGGTCTAAATATACCCAAATGATATTCTGTTATGATTATGAGGATACTCATTTGGCTACTTATCATAAACTATTTCCTGATGAAGTATCTATGATAGCCCACCCTAATTATCAAACGCCAATGTTTAATATGATTACAAAGGTCTATCATACTGATTATGACTATTATGGATTGATAAATGATGACCATATATTTAGGACTGATAATTGGGATATAGAATTGATTAAGACCATTAAAGAGAAAGGGAATGGATATGGAATTGCTCATGCTAATGCCTTATGGTTTGAGAGTGATGTAGTATGCAGACACCCATCGGCATTTCTAATATCTACAAAGACTATCAAGCCACTTACTTATGCTATCTATCCTGAATTAAGGCATTTCAAAATTGATACTTATCTTAGGGATTTAACAGAACCGTTAGGATTATTATTCTATCGTGAAGATATAGTTATAGAGCATATGCATGCCCATCAGAAAAAGGCAGAAATGGATGATAATTATACTTGGGGATATTGTGCAGAGGAACAGGCATTAGGCGATAGGACATATGCTAAATGGAGATTAGTATGGGCTGATAAGGATAGGGAAAAGATTAAGAAGGCAATAGAAAAAGAAAGGGGAATAAATGCAATATCTTAGAGAGAAACCGCAGAAGTATTTACTTGATGGCTGCAAAATGCTTTTTTATCCTGACAAGTTAGAGGACTTTATGAATGGCAAAAGGATTAGTCCAGTTTCTATTGATATGGGAATACATAAAGGTTGCCAAATTTTCTGTAAATTTTGCTATGGAATTTTCCAGAATAAATCAGCAGATTATATACCTACTAATTCACTATTAAATATAGCAGAAGATTGCAGGAAATTGGGCATTAAGTCTATTGCTATTGTTGGCGATGGTGAGCCGACCTTGAATAAAGGGTTATATCCATTTGTATCAGCATTATCAGAGAATGGTATTGCCTCTGCTGTAGCTACTAATGGATTGCTATTAGACAATAGCAAGATAGATATATTAACCAATAATTGCAGTTGGGTAAGATTTAATGTATCGGGAATAAGAGAGAATTATCCTGTTATACATGGCAAGACTACCCTAAAAGATTTCTATAGATTAGAGAAATTGATTAAGTATGCTGTAGAACATAGTAAGAAAGCCACTATAGGATTGCAAATGGTTTTAATTCCTGATAATTTCTTTGACATAATCCCATTTGCCAGATGGGCTGTGGAGTTAGGTGTGGATTATGCACAGATTAAGCAGTTTAGTGATGCAGGTAAAGGTATGCCAATGCACTTTGATATGGAACAATATAAATCGGTTGAAAGTTTGCTTAAAGAAGCTGAAAGATTAAGTAATGACAAGACCAAAATTAAGATTAAATGGAAAGCGTTAGAGGATAGCCAGAATATTACTTTGTATAATAAATGGGATTATGATAATTGTATTGATTTGCCTTTCCTATTCCAGATTTCTGGCAATGGGAAATGCTATCCCTGTGGGTATCTATTCAATAATGAAGAATACTGCTATGGGGATATAACTAAAGAGAGATTATATGATATTATCAATAGTGAAAAGTATTGGAATATAATAGAGAAGATTAGAAATATGCCATTGAAAGAACTTTGTTTTGGGCAATGTCGTCATTGTTCAGGAAATCAATTTATGGATAGATTTACTAAAGCGTATAAAGGGAATGTTAAGGAAACACTAATAGAATTGTGCGGGTCTAAAGAACAGTATCAATTATGGATAGATAATCCACCTGAACATATACAATTTTTATGAAAAAGAAATTTTTAATTATGGATAGTAGATATTATTCTGACCGAGATAATTCAATGTGTTGTGAAGTATGCGACACCAGAGAAGAAGCGGAAAGAAATAAAGGTCTTTATGGTAATGGTTGTGTAGTTATTGAAAGTCAAGAAAGGAGTCAAAATGCCAAAGTTTGAATATAGAGTAGATTTTAAAGTCCTTGATGAAGTTTGTCTTGATTGTTGCGACTATATATCACCCAAAAAAGGCAATCCCATCAAGTGTGTTAAATGCCCTATTAGAATATTAAAAGATAGATTTAGAAAAAAAGGAGATACAGAATGAAACTAAAAGACTTTATAAAGAGAATGAAGGAAGAGAAACAGAAAGGTAAACAAGAGTTATGGGATAGTTTAATAGATTATGTCCAGCAAAGAAGTGTTGTTGGGGATAGGAGTATTTTCATACACCTTGAAGAAGAAAATATGGTAGAAATTCAGAAAAAGCATAATTTAAGACAAGGATTGCAAATATTAGTTTATTGCACCCAATGTAAGTATGCCGAAGAAACTAACACAGATAGAGATTGTAATTTTTATTGCACATTGGGATATAATTTTGAGTATGATGCAAAAGAATGTAAGAGATTTAAAAAAAGAATAGGGTCAGGGGGGATTGACCAATGAGAGCAGAAGATAATAGACCTAAAATAAGGTTGAGATTGATACGTTACCTAAAAGCACTGAAAGAAATAAACAAACTTATGAAACCCTACATCGCAAAACGAGCCAATGGATACTGCACAGTTTTGATACCTTTGCCTGAGTGGGATAAGTTGTTAGACAAGATAGTAAAACTTATAAGGGGGGTGAAATGAACCAATATATTAGAGCAATAAATGCAGAAATAAAGTGGTGTGAGGAACATAAATCTTTTGCTATAAATCTCCATGTAAAAGAAACTCCAGAGAAATGCAAGGGGTTTATTGAAGGTCTTAAACAAGCTAAAAGGTTAATTAGGAGAGTTGACAAGGAAGTAGCAAATGACTGATACCCATATTTTAATTTGTATTGCTTGTATTTTAGGAGTGATTGGGGTATTTATAATTGCGTATGTAATGACGCATTAAAAATAAGAAAGGAATATAACCTATAACCAAAAGGAGTAACGATGAAAAATTTTATAACCATAGAAATAACAAAAGATTTGTTCTGTAATGTTTGTGGAGATAAATTGGAAGTTAACGAACAGGGTAATTCTCTGTATATAAATCCTTGTGAAACTTGTTTAGAGAAAGCAAGAAAGGAAAATCAAGAATAATGAAAAAATATCAGATAATCTATGCAGACCCTCCTTGGAAGATACATTTTTTAGGAAGGAAATTAACAAGACCTAATCAACACTCAAAATATGAATTTATGGATGTAGAAGATATAAAAAATTTACCAATTAGGAATATAGTCAACAAAAATGGATGTCATTTGTTTTTATGGGCTACTCACAAGTATTTACCTTATGCTTTTGAGGTAATGAAATCTTGGGGTTTCAAATATCATTGTTGTTTAACTTGGGATAAAACTTATGGAATAACGCCTTATAGTTTTATGTTTTCTACGGAATTTTGCCTTTATGGACAAATACCTGATAAGTGGATTAAACCAAAAGGATTTGGGATAAAAACTTTAATTACTGAAAAACCTACAGAACACAGTAGAAAACCTTTTGCTATGCGAAAACTCATACTTGATTATTGTGGAAATTTACCTCGTCTAGAACTCTTTGCTCGTGAAAGAAAAGATATGTTTGGAAGTGATTTAGAAGGTTGGGATGTCTGGGGCAACGAAGTAGAAAGTGATATTGAACTAAAACAGGAGATAAAATGAATAAGATAACTATTCCTTCTCATTATAATTACATAGAAGTCTATCTAACCTTTGATTGCCAACTTAATTGTCATTATTGTATAAATAAGACTTATGGAAAAGTTGCACATTATAAATCTTTATCAGTAGCAGATTGGATTAGAGGATTAAGCAGACTTGATACTAATGATATTCCACTAACCTTTGGTGGCGGAGAGCCAACTATTCATAAGGATTTCTATAAGATAGTTAATGGGATTGATAAGCCAATGGATTTGCTCAGTAATGGGCAGTTTGATAAGTATGAGTTTATGGCTAATATATCGGCAAAGAAGTTCAAGCGTAATGCCCCCTATGCTTCTATAAGGTTTAGTTATCATTCGGGGATTACTCCGCTATTCCCATTGTTAAGGAAGGCAAGGGCAATGAATAAGAGAGGTTATGAGATTGGGATTTGGGCTGTGCTTTATCCTAATTGTATCAATGATGTAGTATATGCCAGACAGATAGCGGAACAGGATTTCGGATTAGACTTTAGATTTAAGGATTTTCTTGGGGTTTATAATGGGAAATTGTATGGGAATTATAAGTATCCTGAAGCGGTTGATGGGGTAAGGAAGAATTGTGAGTGTCGCCCATCGGAGATGCTGATTTCTCCCAACGGCAATCTCTATAAATGCCATTATGACTTGTATAATAATGTTAATAGTTATGGGAATATATTGGATAAGAATGTTAAAGTGCCTGATGATTATGGCAAATGTGATAATTTCGGGCTATGCAGCTATTGCGATATAAAAAATAAATTTGATAGGTGGCAGGTAAAAGGGCATTGTTCAGTATCAATAAAATAATATTCTCCGTTAATAATGTTATTTGTCTTGACATTTGTCAATATCTATGATATATTAAGTTTGTAAGGAGTAAATAAAATGAAGGGAAACCAAATCACTCTGGCAAGGAAAAAACTTAATTTATCAGTTGAAGAACTTGCTGTCAAAGTTGGTGTTACTATAAAAACTATCTATCGGTGGGAAAATAATAAAGGTGATAAAAAAATGCACAAGACTTTTGAGAAACAATTGAGAGAAATATTAAACATAAAGGAAATAAAATGAGAAAACCCTTCACTTATTCATTTGGCGAATTTGCCGATAAACTATGTGTAGTATCAAAAAAGGATTTATGCAGATTGCCAGGTGCTTCTAAAGAATTATCTGAAATGAAAAATTGGTGTAATAAGATAGGCATTAACTTTGATTTTCTATTAGGCATAGTAAGGTTAGCCCAGACTAATTTAACCATTTGGGATTTAGAGCATAGTGTAAGAAATGCAGCAGAAGGCAGTATTCCATTATCAGAAGTTGGTAGAAGGGCTATTATGATAAGGAATACTAATAAGGCAAGAATAGAAGCAAAGAATTTACTTGATAAATCGGTAAGGGTTGAGGAGAAGATTAAACATTTGTCAGAAGATACATATGATAAGTTTTATAAGGCAATAGGAATTGAGTATAAAGCATTGACAAGAGAAGAGGGCGGAGATAGAGAGAATGAATAAACGACTTAAAGATGAAATTAATGGTTTAATTGATTATCAGGTAGAATCGGGTCAATTAGAAAAAGATGTTATTGATGATATAGTTAAGTATTTAACAAAACATTATGAATATAAGAATGAATTAAAAGAATTAAATTCTGTAATTCAACAATGTCCTTATTGTGGTAAAGTTGATGCTTATAAAAATGATGGACATTCTTGCAATAGAGCATATCAACAAATAGAAAATGGGGAATATTATGACTGAAATGAATTTTTATGAAGAATATGGATTTGAAGCATTAAAAGAAAATATACCTGATTGGGTAAATATGGTTTTTCCCTGTTGTGGTAAAAGATTACCTGCCCCGCTTGAAAAGGTTGCATTGGTAACTTGCACAAATTGTAAGAGAGTTTTTACTCCAAAAGTTATAATAAAATTTAATAGAAAATGAATAAAACTGAAATTATAGCCAATAGATTAAGAAAGGATATATTAAGAGTAGCTATGGCTAATTCTAAAGGACACATAGCCCCTTCATTAAGCTGTTTAGATATATTAACAGTATTATATTATGACATTATCAATAAGCAATATGATACTGTTATCCTATCTAAAGGTCATGGTGCATACGGATTATATGCCATCTGGTCAGATTTAGGGATTATCCCAAAGAGCCAATGGGAAAAGTTTGAGTTAGATGGGTGCTTAACTGGCTATGGAAGTTTAGGACATGGGTTACCTATTGCTGTTGGTATGGCATTTGGAAATAAGTTGCAAGGGAAGAAAGGTCATATCTATTGCATAACAGGGGACGGTGAATGGCAGGAAGGGTCAATGTGGGAAGCATTATCATTCTCATATCATCATAGATTAGATAATCTGACCATTATTGTAGATGCTAATGGATTACAGGCAATGGATTGGATTGATAATATACTATACCAAAACTTATATCAGAGATTTGATAGATTTGGATTTTTGCCCATCGTTATTGATGGACATAATCATAGAGCAATCAAAAAGGGTTTAAGAACAAAATCAAAAATATGGCAAAAGATTTTAATTGCCAATACCATAAAAGGCAAAGGAATTAAGTGTATGCAAGGGAAACCCGAATGGCATTATCGTGTTCCTACAAAAGAGGATTTATTAAAATGATAACCAGAGATAATTGCGGAGATAGTTTAATAGTAAAACAGCAAGATTTATTCCAACTTGACAATGGCGGTTCAATTCCGACCTCTCCGCTCCAAATGATTATAAGAGAAATTAAAGTTCAAAATGCTTGTAGAATGAACAAAAATTGGCATTCTCGTCTTCCAATAATAGATTGGTCTAATGTAACAAGAACAGGAAAATATGTTTGTTATGGTGCTTATTTTAATAATAAATGTCTTGCTATTGGAATATGGTCATCACCGATAGCGAGAGCATTGAATAGAAAAGGAATTTTGGAATTACGGAGAATGGCGATAAGTAAGAATTGTCCAAAGAATACAGCATCACGGATGATTTCAATAATGACAAAATTGATTAAAAAGAGATTTCCAGAGATAAAAAAACTTATATCTTATCAAGATATAGAAGTTCATAGTGGAACAATTTATAAAGCAAGTAATTGGGTTATTGGATGTAAAACAAAAGGTCAAAGTTGGACTCTATCAAGAAAGAGAAATAAAGACCAAACAACAGCAGACAAAATAAGATGGGAATACCAATTATGATAACCCGAGATAACATAATAGAATCATTAGTCCCATACTTTGCTGATAAGAGATACTATTTGCTTATCTTAGATTGCGGATTTGCAAAGATTGATAAGTTGAAAGAATTATATCCCGATAGAATAATCAATATGGGCATTATGGAACAGGCAACGGTATCAATAGCAGCGGGGATGGCTAAAACAGGACTTATCCCGATAATATACAGCATTGCTACATTCATTACTCAACGAGCATTAGAACAGATTAGATTGGATATAGTTGATAATGGGCTGAATGTTAAGATTATCGGGAATGGCTGTGATGACTATTTCAAGTCTATGGGAAGTTGTCATTGGTGTAAAGATACTGATATTAGATTAATGAATGTTATAGGTATGCCTTATTATGAAAGATTTGAGAGTTGGATAGAAAGCGATAAAGCAGGATATATTAGAGTTTGATTATTAACCCTAAACAAAGGAGAAGCAAATGAGTAACAAGATTAAATTGCTTATCGGTATGCCACTTTTAGGTCATACCCACGATAATTTTACAAGTTGGAATAATTTTTGGACAGATGTGATTAGGGCTGCCGAATTTGAGGTTGCTTGTGATTTTAGCCAATATCGCAAACCTGTTATTATAGCCCAAGAGAATTTAGCGGCTGCTGCTGTAGATAGTGGGGCTACCCATTTACTAATGATAGATGATGATGTATATAACTATACACTATTAGATTTAGTCAAGTTATTAGAAGCCAATGTAGATATGATAGGCGGATGTATGCTGACAAGTAGGTTTCCATATCATCTATGTGCTATGAGAAGATTAGATGAGAAAAGGAAACTGATTGAGCATTGTAAGAATGTTACGGGATTTGATATGTATGAAGTGCCTATGGCCGATAGGAAAGGGATTAAGCCAGTGGATTTAATTTCGTTTGGGTTCACATTATTCAAAACAGAATTATTCAAGAAAATGAAACGCCCATATTTCATACCCGACCCTTCACAGATAGATGAGTCCAAATTGAATTATCAATATCAGGCATATACCGATAGTATCTTTTGCGATAAGGTTTATCAAGTCGGCTCTCAACCCTATGCCCATTTTGATGTATGGCTAAATCATAATGGGATTACAAAGGATAATGTTAATGGTTGGATAGAGATTTATAAGCAGTCGGGTATGCTGACACAACCTGGTATCAAGATGAACCAGAATGAGTATCTGGAATATAAGATGAAAGTTAAAGAGATGATGACAGAGGCGGAAAAGAGGTTTCAATCAGAAGCAATAGAGAAGATAAAGTTCTATCAGCCAGTAGAAGAAGTTATAGAAACTAAAGGTGCAAATAAAGATACTACTATTCCAAGTAAGTATAAGATAACTAAAGAGAAATAATGGATACTAAAATATATACTGACCATTATACTATCAATGGCAATAGATATGACAGGATAACTGAAGTATTAGATTTCTTTATGCCGAAATACCTTGTCAAATGGGCATTGGATAAGGGTAAGAAGGCATATCAAGATGAAACTAAGATTGCCAAATCAATAGGGACAAGAGTAGATAAAATAACTACTGCTATTGTCAACAATGAGAGATGGCATATAACTGATAAAGACCACCCTGCTGTTAGGAATTGCGTTAGTGGATTTCAGAATTGGCTTAAAGAAGAAAAGCCGATTATAATTGATACTCAAATCACTTGTTATGATGATGAGTTGATGATAGCAGGGACAAGGGATATGCGGACTGCTGATACTATAATTGATGTCAAATGTGCTAATAGGATTAGCTTATCATATTGGCTACAGTTATCAGCATATCATTACTTATCCAAGTTGCCTGAGATTACTCATATTGCTATATTGAGATTGGATAAATTAACAGGTGATTATCAGTATAAGAGAATACTTATCAATCCTGAACTATGGCAGTTATATAAGTCGCTATTAGGATATTATAGGTATTGTAATATAGCTGATAAGATAGAAGAGAAAGGGGGTGAGGATATAGAAGCCGTTTCAACAGAATTTCAAAAGAAATTCGGGATATTTGCAACAGAGGTAAAGTCAGATTGGTCAAAGTTTCATAGTGAGATATAAAAAAAGGAGTATAGAAAAATGCCAAGTATAGATAATCAAGCAGTAAGAGAACAAAAACATATTAAAATAAATACTTCATTAACAAGATTAGCAGTAGCAGTTAATAAGTTAGAAAGTTTATATTGTGATATATCACCATATCCCCAAGAGGTTGAAGGTAAACCATCAAGTAAAGAACCTATACCAACTCTTGCAGAAGTTTTAAATACAACTTCCGAAAGAGTTGAAATGCAAATAGGACGCATAGAAAAGATAGTCAGTTCAATAAGAGAATTATTGTTTTAGAAATGTAATTAGATACACAAAAAAGGGGGAATTATGCAGTTACCAATAGAGAAAACCAAACCAGATTTAAGGTTTTCTGTCCAAAAAATCGGGATAATAGGTCAATCAGGGATAGGCAAATCGGCATTTCTTGCACAGGAAGATAAAGCATTGTTTCTGGAAACAGAGGCAGGATTGAATTTTCTCGAGGTATTTAAGATACCTATCAGAACTTGGAATGATTTAAGAGATGCTTACGCCTCGCTGAAAGAAGCCCAAACTAAGGGCAGTTTCCCATATACAATGATAGTGATTGATACTATTGATAGGCTTGTGGATTTGGCAGAGGAAGAGATTGTAGCCAGAGGGAAAGATTTCTATAAGAATATTGCAGACCAGATTAACGGTATTGGGGATATTCCTAACGGGGCAGGTTGGTCTAAGACAAGAGAGTTGATTATGAACTTCTTTAACAAGATAGAGCAATTTGATTGTGCTATTGCATTTGTCGGACATCTATCTACTAAAAGAGTTGAAGAAGGGGTTAGGAAATATGATAAGAATACTATAAGTCTATGGTCAAGTATAGGTAATGATATGTTGGCTTGGGCTGATTGTATTCTGCATATTGAAGCCCATTTGGTCGGGGATAAGTTGATAAGGACAGTTTATACTAAACCTACCCAGACAAGAGAGGCTAAGAGTAGAGGTGGCATAGTAGAAGATAATTGGAAATGGGAAAATGATGATAAAACAAATTGGAATAAATTCCGAAGTTTCTTCAAATAAGGAAATGTTCTCTTGGTCTGAAATTCAAAATCTTAATACTTGGGATACCAAAGATGTTAAAGTAATAAAGTTTCCATTTAACATTGAAAAGTTATGTAGAAAATTGCCATTTCTTTTACCGATTTTGGCAAGGATTATACTTTGGAGAAAATAAATAGAAAGGAGGTGCAAATAATAGTTTAATGATTAGCAGTAAGAATAGTAACAGAAGTATTGATAGCAATGTAGCATAACAAAAAAAGGGGGTTAGCAAAATGGAAGATATTCTAAAGAGTTTAGTTGATGCAGGATTTAAACCAGAAGTTGTAGAAGATGGTGGCTTTGAAGCGATTACTGGCAAGTATATTTGCAGAATTGACAGGGCTGGCAGAATGACTGGCATATCTGATAAGACAAGTAATGAATATGATTTCAGGACTATCAATCTACAAGTTGCCGAGATAATTGATGGCGATAAGGCTACAAATCGGTTCTTAAAATTGGTCTATAATCCCGATACTGAAGGGACTAAAAGGTTGATGAATGACCTTTTTACTGCTGGTATTGAGATTACAGCCAAATCTGATGCTGAATTGGACGAGTTCCTACCGACATTAACAGATAAGACAATGAATATAAGGGCTTGGGTTTGGACACCTGATAAAGATAGAGAGGGTAATCCAATAGCCGAAGAGTCAAGAGTAGCAAGACAGATGTTAAAGGTGGTTAAGGAATTCAAATCAAAAGGGAAACCTAAAGGTAAGGATAATTCAGTTCCATTCTAAATATCCCTGCATAAGACAACCCCTCTTCTAAAACCTTGACGGGGGAATGGGGGAGGGGTGCAGGGGGATGAGAAAGAGAGTAAAAATGAAAGGAGATAATAATGCCAAGTTGGATATGTCCCATTTGGTGTAAACACTGCAAAACATATAGAACATTTGTAAAAAAGAATAGAAACTTTTATTGTTTGATTTGTAAGAAAATTCTAAAGGGTAAAAGGAGATAATAATGGTCAAAAAAGAAAAGATTAAAGTAGAAGAACATAAACCTAAATTAGAAATTACAGGAGGTTTTGGGGTATCTGATACTGGTCGTATGACAATAGTAGTCAATGCTGAAATCCATATGTGTTTTTGGGACAATAGATATATTACTGTTGATGAATTGCACAGTTTGGCAGCAGATTATATTAGAAAAGGAAAGATTGAAAGATGTGGTATTTCTACATTAGGCACGCCACCTCATGTTGTTATTAAGTTGTTAGTTGATAAATAATCTAATGATAATCTTAATTGACACAAGGGAGCAATCTTTCTTGGACTTCCCATTTGAATTTATAACAGGAGTTAAAAGAGAAAAGCTGATTGTCGGGGATTATCAGGCGGAATTTCAAAATGGATACCGCCCACCATTGATATTTGAAAGGAAGAGTATCAATGATTTGTACGGGACGCTTGGTAATGGTTATAAGCGGTTTAAGAAAGAGATTATAAGGGCTAAAGAGAATAATATCAGATTGGTAATAGTAATTGAAGGGTCAATGCTAAAGGTATCAAAAGGGATTAAGATGTCGGATATGTCGGGAACATTAATAATTAAGCGACTATTTACATTATGGATTAAGCACGATGTCTGTATGGTGTTTTGTAACTCAAGAGAGGAAATGGCAAGTTATATCTATGAAACTTATTGTGCTATCGGGAGATTATTAAAAAAGGAGAAAAAATGATATTTCATAAACACGATTGGGTAAGAATAAAAGAAACTTATGCACCACCACCTTCATCAATAAATAATGTAACAGGTTTAAGCCAAGATGCTTTGCTAAAATTGTCATTTGGAGTTACAACTATTTTATGGCAATGTTATAGATGTAAACAATTACGGAAAGAAGAAATGTTAGGGAAAGAGAATAAATGAATGGTTTGGTAGGCATAAAGCAATAAAGTGTCTTAAATCGCAAAATAAGCGGGAAGAAATAGGAATATGCCCCAATATCGTCTTTATCAGGGAAAAGAAATCTTTCAACTATCGGACAGGAAACAGGAAGCAATAATAGAGGGGTTGCTATACGAGAATGATAGCATATTGTTAGTAGCTCCTCCAAAGATGTCAAAGACAGTTTTAGCAGTTCAAATGGCTTGTAGTTTGAGTTCTGGAACTGCATTTCTGGATAGCTTAGATATTCCTAATCCTGTAAAGGTTATGTATATAGCAACAGAAATGAAAGATGAGGATTTGAAAGATAGGTTTATCCGCACATCTAATCATATCAAAACTATCCCTGCTAACCTAATCCTTATCTGCACCAAAGGCGGTAATTTCAAGTTTAATACTAATTCTGGCAGGAAGTATATTGCTGAAATAGTGGCAATGTATAAAGCCAATCCGCCAAAAGTGATATTTATTGATAGTGTATATAAAGCGTTCTATGGGTCGCTAACCAAAGATGATATTGTAAATGAGTTCTTGGGCGAGGTTGATAGGATAGCAGCCGAATTTGATTCGGCAGTAGTAATGGTTCATCATACCAGAAAGGAAACAAGGGATAAGGACGGGTTTATGTTTGAAGAAAGCGATACTGATACTTATGGAAGCCAATTTCTATTGGGAAGTGTTGATAGTGTATTGAGATTAGAAAAGGTTAGGAAAGAGAAGGCACCATTGGACAGAATACTCAAATGCGATACCCAGAGGTCTGGTAATATCATATCTGACTTGAGGATAAGATTAGCCCAACCTGACCCTTTATATTTCTTTCCTGTTGATATTTACGAAACTGAAAATGCAGAGATATTGGCAATGTTTGTAGCCGAAAAGCATCAGATAAGTATTGCAGAGATTATTGCCAAATCAAAGTTATCAAGAGCAAAGGTTTATAGGATATTGAAGTCATTATTAGAAAATAAGAGTATTACTAAATCAGGTGGAAAAGTTAAACTCTATGGGATTAAATAATAAGGCTGATAAAAAGGCAATAGATTTTGTTATTGGTGTTATTGATAACTATATAGCCAAAAAGCATGGGAAATTGGATAAGATGTCTAAGGATAAGTTATATAAGTTGAGAATGAAATACTATAAGCAATTATTAAAGGAATATAGGGTTCATAAATGTCCGAAGTCTGGATTGTTTGTGTTGGAAGTAATAAAATAACAGAAAGGGATATAATATGGTAGCCACACTTTGGATAATATGTTCAATAGTTGTAATCTTCTCTATATACTGTGAAAGAAAATACTAATCAATTATTGATTTTGTCTTATCAAATCTGCCAATGTTCTTAGAGCTGCAGGAGATTTCTGCAATATCCTGGCTGTCGCTGGAGTTATCCCTTTAGCTACTATCTCCATAGCTTCTCTATTACTTAAATTAGCTGAAGCCTTAATCAACATTCTTAGTATTCCTGGCTGTTGTAATGCCATACCTCCTACTACACCTGCTGTTGCACCAGCTGGGCCGCCTAATAACCCGCCTAATAATCCTGTGCCACCTGTTAAAGGTTGCAGTAAAGAATTATATAAGAATTTACCTCTCATTATAGAAGCAGCATCTCTATGTAATGCTTCGGCAGTTGTATGAACTTTCGATAACTCTCCTATCCTTAAATTCTTGGGCAAAAATGGGTCAACCCGATTGATTAAAGTATCTACAAGTGTGCTATTATTACCTTCGGAAAATGCGTCTTTCATAAGGTTTACTACTTGAGCTTCGGTTTTAGGAAATCCTAATGGGGAATTAACCTTATTTAGCCATTGTTTCGCTTTGAAACCTCTTAATTCATTAAGAATATCAATATCTAAATTAGATTGTAAGAACTTATTTAGTGTCTGAGTTTGTTCAAATGCTACTGTGCCAGGTTGTGTATTGGTTAATCTCTTTAATGCTATCTCTATCTGTGTTGGGCTTTTCATCCTTTTACCCTGCCTAAGCAATGAAGCACCATCTGCTAATTCGCTAAAAGCATCAGTAAGTGTTTTAACTTTGCTACCACCCATATTCCCTTCAACTGCGATAGGTATTTGTCTTAAACCTTGTAAATATCCAGTCAAATCCCGAGACATATTACCTAAAGATTTGAATTCATTGCCTGATATTTGAACTTCAATAGATTTTAATCTGTCTATAAATTCTCCAAACTTTAGAGGATTTTTGACATTAAATAATGGTATTTGTTTACCTCTCTCGGTAGATTTTAAAATAAGTTTCTGTATTGCTTCTCTATTACCACTTTGTGCTGCTTTTATTAAAGCATCATCACCTTCAGTGGAAAAAAGTTTTGCTACTAATTGTCCATATATATTTGCTTGTGTTTTACCTGTTGGTGTAAGTGCAAATTTAGGATTAATTGAATAAAGACCTACGCCTTCTTCATTCAAAAATCCTATACTTTTCAATCGGGTAGCTAAAGAGGAATTTACATTAGTAAGCAAATCTCCAACATCTACATTTTTTGCAGATTTAGCCAAAGCACCTCTTGCAAATTCTAAATCTTTACCAGCTTTATCCAAAATGCCTGTCATACCTTTATCTATTTTATTGGCAAGTTTAGATAATATCTGCTTATCGCCATATTTATTTACAGAATTGCCCATTCTAAATATAGTTTCAAAATCAGTTTCATCAATACCTAAGAAGTTTTGATATAATGCTTTTACAGCGTCTTTAGCATCTTTCCTATGGGATAATGTATATATCTGTTTTGCTATATTACCTGTCCCTTCTGTTGAACCTAAAAATAATTGTTTAGCAAATTTATTAGCAAATTCTCTATCTGCAAATATTTTCTGCATTACTCTTGTATCACCTCTTTTAACTGCATCTAATGCAAAACTTATTTTTGCTTTATCTACATGAGTTGCTATAGAGCCAAATCCTTGAACAAATCCTTCCATACCCCTCTTTTGTATTAGCTTATCAGCAGCTTTTAACATACCCCATTTAGTTGCATTAATAGCCCTTCCTATAAATACACCACCAACTTCTTGTGCTGCTCCATATGCACCCTCTTTAGCTATTCTACCTAATTGTTCTACAATAGCTCCTTGCTCATATCCTAACATTTTCCCTATACCTTCAAATGCTGCTTCTCCAGCCATACCACCTGCTGCTCCACCAGCTACTACACCTGCTAATGCTCCTGGCCCTGTTGGCAATGTTGCTGCCCCTGCTAATGTCCCACCTACTGCAGCACCACCAGATACAAAAATAGGTCTTAATGACTCTGCTATATCCATAGGCAAATCTAAAGCATTAGCCAGATTAAATCCTGTTGGTTCAAGTGGAGTCTTAGATGCTAATCCTCTTTCAGCTCTTTGACTTTCTCTCCTACTCTCAAATGCTTTAGGATTCATAAATTGTTCTTTAAATCTTTCACCACTGGACAGATATTGGTCAGGAGTTGCTTCTGTTTTTGTAGAAACTCCCATTTGTTGATTTACTAATTCTTGCATTTGTTCATTAGATGTTACTTCTTTATCAGTAGTCATTTCTGCTGTTCTGCCGTCCGATAATTTAACTTCATAAGTAGGCATATTTATTCTCCTATTCTTTTATCTTAAAACCCGTAACTTGTGGTGCAGTAGATGTTATTTGAGATTTATTTTGCTTAATTTGACTCATTAATGTCCTTGCATCAGGTAATTCTGGTAATCCTTGTTGTCTTGCTCTTGTATTAGAAGCATCTATCAATGCTTGAACTTTACCTAAAACTTCACCTTTTGTTTGAGTAGTTTTCAAATTGGTAATTTCATCTAATAACTTATTTTCTCTCGCATCTAATGCTCTACCTTGCTGTCCCCAAACTAAAGCACCATAGGAATAACTAAAACTTCTTGCAAGTGTTTGATATTTGGCTCTTGCTTCTCTACCCATACCAGCTACAGCTCCAATAGCTCCTGCTGCTCCAGCAACCTTATTCCCCTTCATTGGTATCTTTTCAAATGCGTCTATCATACCTACTAAATCTTGTTGGAATAAATTTTGTGTTGCTATTGCTTCATTTCCTTTAGTATCAGGTTTTAACAGTTCATTTCTCAATTTATAACCATATTCTGTTGCTAAATATTCCATATCAAACTTTTGTGTTTTACCTAATTTTTCCATTTCAAATCCTTGTGTTTTACTTAGTCTTTCATTCTCCATCAACCCTGCCAATACATCCATAGGATTCCCCCCCTGCAATCCTTTACCCATCATCATTAATGCTATAGGCCAGCCATAACCTTTCTTACCAGCAGTTGCAGTAGAACCTGCATCAGCAGAACTTGCACCAGCAGATTCAGTTCCTGCGGACATATTACCTGCAGGTTCTGCTACTGCTGTAGAAGGATTTGCTGAAGATGTTGCTGAATCTGAACCTATCAAATCTTGGATAGCTTGTATATTTATCTGTTTATCTGTCTGTTGTATATTCCCTATAGTTTCTGCTAATCCTACGGGGTCTTCTTGAGCTTTTTTATCAAGATTGGTTCTTGTAACTTTTCTTAATGCTTTTTCGCCTTCTTCCATAGCCATTCCAGACAATATGTTTCGCCCTACATCTTTAACAGGAGTTGTGAATGGGTTAGTAGCAGTAGCACCGCCTATTATTTTGCCAAGAATAGCGATTGGCGAATAATCCATAACGCCTTTCTTAATGCCTTTCCCAGCACCTATCCCAGCCATTTTTATCAACTCTAATAATGTATATTCTCCTAATGATTTCTTATCTGATTTATTATCTGGCATATTATTTCTCCTTTATTAAAATGCTCCTGTGCCATAAGCGAATGGGTTATTTGATTGTAGTGCATAAGGGTTATTGTTACCATATGCAGTGCTTCCCATTCCAGTATATCCAGCATTCCCTCCGCTTCCCCAACCCATTCCTTGTGCAAATCCACCAAATCCAGTTGCTAAACTTGCTCCTATTCCTATTACTTGTCCTGCTGTTTGTAATGGCGAAGGTGTATATAATGATGTTGATTCACTTGCAGAAGTAGAACGAAGTTTTCTTAACCCTGCTAACTGTTGTGCTAATACTGAATATTGAGATGTATTAGCATTTTGCAATGTAGCTTGCCCACTTAATGCTAAATTAAGCAAATTTGTCTTATTATTGATATTAAATTCTGCTGCTGACCTTCGTATATCACCAGCAGTCCTTCCAGCAATAGAGGCAGCTACACCGCTATCTAATATGCCACTTGATTGGAATGAGGGCAATAAATCACTAATTGCCTTTTGGGACATATCGGTTATCATACTTTCAGATATGCCTTCGCCCATATTGCCCCAGAAACCTGACAAATTAGTATCACCTGCTAATATGCTATTTATCAAACTCATTCCTGCTCCATTAGCATTTGTATTATAAAAAGATAACCCTTTCTTAAATAGTTTTTGTTCTTTAGATGTCATTGTTGCTTGTTGAGTTGACTGTTGCGAACTTTCTTCTTCTTGTTTACTTGTATTACACATATTATCTCTCCTTATTTAATTTCTTAAAATAATATTTTGCATTTGTATCCTCTCTATCCTCAATATATCCGAATTTTATTGCTAATGTTGACATCAAAGTATTGGTTTTCAATATATAAGCAAATAACTCATCATAACCTAACAATTTCAGCATATCCTCTGCTTGTTTTGCCAAATCTACAATCAATTTAGAACGCCTTATGGATTTATCAACTAATATATGAATAAATCTTGGTATTATCTTATCATCAACTTTCTCTAATCTAAACACATTTACAAATGCTAATTTACTATTGATTTTACAAATAAATATGAATGGGGCATCATAATCAAATGGCTCATTTATTTCCATTCTGTCCACAAATGTCTTTAATTCGTCTGTCTTGCCTAATCTATGCAGTTTTACTTTCATATTTTTATATAGTTAATGTTGCACCGTTAACATATATATCCAAATTCACATCTGAATCGGTAGAATTATATTCTATTAAATTTCCAAGTAATGGTAATTCAAAATAACCACTTGCTTGTTTTGCTACATCTGCCTCATTGGAACCCAATCTATAACCAGCCCCAGTTGCACCGTTAGTTCTAATATAAAAGTCATATTGGTCATTTGTACTTGTTGAAGCGTGCCAATGTATGTGAACCATAGAAGCAATGGAACTTTTTACATAATCGCCACACGCCACATTAGCCCATTCTGTAGAATTTCCATTATCCAAAACAATGAGTCCATTAAAATATTTATAAATATTCCCATACTGATAAAATTCTTCAAAATTACCGCTTGCAGCATTACGAACCATACTAATAAGTCCCTTCTTAGTATATCCACTTGGTAGTGTTGGGTTAGTAAAAGAAGCAGATAATAACCCAGCAATAGTATCAGTTATAGGATTATAAATTGCCCATACAGCATATAGAGTAGAATTTGCCTCTGCACCAGTATCAAGCCCATTAGCCCCTGAAGCAGTTATATCTACTGTTAAATCTACCGAAGCATGAATAGCATCTTCAATAAAAAGATAAGTGGCATTTATGTCTAATTGATAGGTGGGATGTGCTGCAGTATGCGTTACAATAAGATTCCGAAAGGTCGGCATTAAAGAATTAGCCATAGGAATAGTCCCTGCACCAGACGGACTACTGCCTAATAATGCCAATGCTGCACCTGATACTTTACCTGCGGTTGTTATCTGTGCTAATTTTGTATCTACAATACCTGCAGACGCTGATAGGTTAGCATTAGTAATGTTGCCGTTGTAGTCGTTGAAAATGGCATCCTGATTTGCGTTATGTTCACTCGCAACTATAACTGCACCTGCCGAAAAAGTGTATGGTTTTACGACGATTGCCATTGTAATTCCTCCTTGACTTTTATATTTAATGGTAATATAATACTGTTATGCGAAATAGAAAATATTTTAATAATTGGAGATTTAAACAAAGACATAAACTTGTTGCCAAAGGTCTTTGTTCTAATAATTGTGGCAGACCACTTGCTATAAAATGGTTTTGCCGAGAATGTGCCGATAAAGTTAATCAATATGCCAGAAATTGTAGAAATAATAAAATAGATATTTATAGACAAAAAGCCAATATAAGAAATCACAAAATCCGATTTGATGGTCTTTATGAAAAAGTTATAGAAAGAGATAAACATTCTTGTCAAATATGTGGATATAGCGATAAAGTTAGAATACACCATATCAACGAAAATGATAAAGATAACAGAATGGAAAATCTTATCTGTCTTTGTATTATATGCCATACAGTTATTGAAAGAATTAATAAACATAAAACACCTTTGGATAAACTTATTCATATTTTCCCTCATCTAAAATAACCTTCTTATCAATTTTCTTATCCAATTCTATATCAGATAGATTTTCGGATTTTGCTACTATCTGGAGTTTATTATACTTTTTCATATGGCTAAATTTCTTATCTATATCCCACTTTACAACCTGCATTTCCTTTTCCCAACCTTTCTTTACAGAAATCATAATGGCTGGATAATCTTTATCAGATAAATTTGCCTTACAAGATTTACAGATTGCTACTCTCATTCTTGTAGAGTCATTAAGGAAAAATTCAGTAGTATCATATTCACTACTCAATCCCTTATGCCATTTATTGTCGTAGAAATGCGACTTAACAAGGTTCTTATGACATTTAACACAATGGTTTAAACAATCATAATCTATTTCACTCATATTCACTCCACTTTCTTTTGTATTCTTCAATTCTTTTATAAATTCTTCTTGACATATTTATATCCATATTCCCCTTATAAAGCTGATGCATACCACTTAATAATCATCCCCTCTTGAATAATATCATTATTATCTGTTGCTTCGCCAGTACATTTAATTACTACGGTATTTGATAGTGTTTCTGTTGGTTTTTGAATATTGGTATAATCACTATTACCGCCGCCACCAATCATAGCAGTTTGAGTTGCTGCAGCAGTTCTTACAACTTTTGCATTAAAAAACCATTCATTACCAAATCCGACACTAATTGTCTGAATGACAGTAGCACCAAAATATAGTTTAAATGCTGTATCTGCCGACTCCCCTGTTGTTCCCCATACAGTTATTTCCAAAAATTCCCCATTAGTATCTAATGTATTTGCGGGTAAGGTATAGGTCATTAAAATATCTTCACCACTACCAACATTACCTACTGGTGTTATGTTTGTATGTATAACATCACAATCAGCAGTTCCCCACTCTAAACTATCGGCAGTTGCATTTGTTTTTATAACCTGTCCTGCTAAGCCAAACCCTGTTAATCCGTTTAAGGCGATTGAATTGGTTGTTCTCAAAAGCGGAGAGACAAAGGTCAGAACACTGTCTTTCAAAGCCAGTTGGTCAAATATCTTATCTGCACTCCATACATAAGTAGTATCTCCATTGCCTTTAGTATCATCTATCCTTGAAGGTGCAAGATAATCAGTGCCTTCTGATGCCGCTGATATTACCCCTGCTCCGTTTGCTTTTACTATGCCCGTAATAGCCCCAACAATAGGGTCAGTTTCTATGGCTACCAGAGTAAAATTACCACTACCTAATAATGTAGTTGAATTTATAGTCTTGATATTTGTTCCCGAAACTAAAGTCGGTTGGACTGCTACATTTCCAGAACCAAGTAATGAAGTAGAATTAACTGTCTTAATATCTGTTCCAGAAACTGCTGCCCCTATAGTCGTACCATTGGACTTAATAATACCATTAATAGCTTTAACGATAGGGTCAGTTTCAGTTGATGAAAATGTAGAGGATATTCTATTAGCATAATCAATTATATTTCTTATATCCCTATCAACAGCAGTAATATAAGTTTGTAATTCCCGAGACATCTCATTTGTTTCAAGTTTTTTATCTTCATATTTTCTATTAGGTAATTTTCTACCAAATCTACTAATAGAATTTGAAACTAAAGAATTAATACTTGATGTTTTGACTAAATCAGACATTTGTTTCTCCGTGTGGATACATTCCTAATCCGTCAATTTGGAATGTTTCACTTAATCTATCGTTAGCAAACTTAAATCTTATAACCCTACCTCTGCCTGTTAAATCTATCCTTTTCAATGCACTGCCAATCCCAGCATAAGTAGCAGTTCCATATAATCCTACTCCATAAACATCACTTGAAGTTGCCATATTGATTACATGAGAATATTGTTCGGTTTCTTCCAAATCAAACGCATAGGAAAAGTTTAGCGTAGCATTTTCTATTGTATGATAAACAACACATTCGGGAACAGATTTTAGGACAATAAGGTCGGCAAACGCTTTCCAATTTGTCCAATAATAAGCGTCAATAGCAGTTTCTACTCCCAACGGATTATCGTTTGAACCTGTATCTAATCTATATACAAATCCTGCATAATCTCCAAAGTATAATCTTTCATCATTACCATTAACATAGAATACTGCCATAGAAGCCGCTGCAATACCTGTATATTGGCTAAATGCTTTCAGGACATAATTCCAAACCAATATCAAACTATTAGTTGTGCCACTTCCTAAAGGAACAGATGCCATATACAAATTCTTTTTCTTATATACTAATGATACAATCTGATTAAGTCTTGTCTGATTAAATGTCAAAAATGTGGTAGTTACCTTATCGGATATTTTATAACTATTAAATCCGTCAAAATAATATAATCCATCAGCGGCTATAAATACCAATCCATTCTCAATTTCCTGAATACTTGCAGAAGCAGCACAACCAACAGACGAATTAGTCTTTCCGCCATTCGGCAATATAAATGGTATATCAGCATCGCCAGTAAAAGTAACAATATAAATAGACCTTTCTTTAAATACAACTAATCTATCGCCCAATGCCCAAAGCCCTGTAATTGCCTGTCCGTCATCCATAGCAACTTCAATAAAATCCGTAGCAGTCCAAGTTGATGTGGTTTTGATATTGCTCCAATAGATACGGGATTTATGGGTTGTTCCCGATACTGTGCAATTAGCAAGGAATAGATAGTTATTGAATAGTGCATTAAATTTGGCTATTGTAAGTCCCGTAGGAACGGTCATTGCCGAAGCAGTTGTGCCATCATACTTGATTGGAGCATTAGCACCATTAGTAATATAAACCTCATTCAGGAAGTTAGAAAAATAGCAGAGGTTTTCTGCAGTAATAGTTAATCCATTAGTAATATCGTCCCAAGTTCCGTCTAACTCGTCCATTTTCCATAATTTGCCGTCTGCTACTGCTATAGCCATTCTTGTAATGCTTGTGCCTGATGTAAATTCAAACCAATGCAATCCGTCAATAGTTGGGGTATTAGCTATAGCAGTCCCATTCAAAGTAGCATATCCGTTTCTCTTAATGATTGAACCGAATATATCAAAATCTATATTCTGTAAATCAGAACTTTCATTATCCTGTAAAGCCAACTGACTTGCAGTTGTATTTAATCCGCCAGTAAAACTAATCTGACCTATTGATAATGAAGGCGTTGTATAAGTTTGCCCACTCATAATCTACTCCGTCTCCCAAAGTTTGAACCTGCCTGCGAATATTGTAATTGAGGATGGACAAAATCCCTTCCTGCTATCCCCTGACCAGGTCTATTCAAAGTCGGTATCCAATCTAATTTATCAGTATTGGTCTTTCTCAAACTCTTTAATTCATCTTTATACATCCCAAACCATTTATCGCCTTCGGTCTGATTAGTTTCATACTTAATTTTGGCCACCGATAATAGTATCAATGCCTCATCAAAATCCTGTCCTAATTCATGGACATCATAGTCGTTAACTAATCTATAAGGTATCTTATAATATTGACAATTTATATCAAAAGCAGTTGATGGTAATGGATATAATTGCACTTTGCGATATAGGATACCTGCGGTAGTATCACCTACTGGCAATACTGCTACAGTTACCTTTGCTGAATTGGCAGTAATAGTTATCCTGCCTACTGTTGAAGCATCTTTCACAACCATTTCTACAGTAGTGAACGATTTAGTGCCATTAACAGAAGTTGTGCCATTAAGAGATATTTGCTCGCTATCGGGATAACCCGATACTATGCCATAGATAGTTATCTTCTGGGTAGTATCAGAAGTAGATGAACTGGATACAGTTAATATAGAAGCTTCCAATAATTGCTCTTTTACCATATCCTCACCCCACATACGATAATGAGTCGGAGTGCCTGTATCGGTATTAGAAATCCCTGCAGAATAGAATGATTGGTCTGTAAGAAATGTTAACTGATATGGCGTGCCTAATTCCCTATGCCATAAGAACATTCTGTGGCTTGCTTGAATAGGCAAATTATATTCCTCTTGAGGCAGTATTGTATAGGTTGCATCTGTATCAGTATCTCCGTCATATACTTTATCTAATGTCAATGTAGTTTCGCCTGTAATAGTGGCTATCTTATAGTATGTACCTGAACCTGATATTTTGATATATCTGCCTATGGCTATATTATCAGTTAGGAAAGTAGCACCTGTAACAGTTACAGTAGCACTATCTTCAGTTACTGCAACTGCACCTGAACCTGTAGTATAACTTGTTACAGTAGTAAATTTCTGTATCCGCCTAATTGGTCGCCAAGCTGCCTCACGAGATAATCTAAACAATGATGTATTGATAATATTCTTTACAGCAGTATCAAATGTAGTGCCAGATTGGTCTTTTGTAGCACGCCTTTTAACTTCGCTAACAAGGTCGCTATATAAGAACATAATTCACCTCTATTTTGGTTTAACCTCTTCTTTTGTATTATCAGAAACTCTATTTGCCATTTCTATTTGTTGATTTAATTGAGCCATTTTTCTCTGTAGTTCTTCAATAGCTACTGCTGTATCATACGCCTGAGCTTTTAAATCTTTTATATCCATTTCTATCTCCTTTTTTGTTTACAATTACATTTTACAATTAATGGTATTACTTTTACCATTTTTAAATCTTCACAGTCCAAATTACTCCAATGTTCTTGGGAATAATCCTCTGTGCAAGTTTCGCACTTCTTGAAAGGTTTTAACTTCCTATTTATACATTCCCCAGCCATATTAAAATCTCCAGCCGCCATAAATTGCCAATGTAGTATGTTTCGGTATATCCTTAAAACTCTTTACCTCATAATCAACTATCGCACCCCCACCAATGAAGGCATTTTTAGTTATGTCTTTACTTGCTCCAATGCCAACCCCTATCGTAGTAAGAGGTATATCAACATTCACTATACCCAAGTCTGCAACTTGCCAAGTGATACCTTCTCCGACTTCTTTTAGGTTTGTAATACCAATAACTTTTAGCGGATTTTCTGTGTCAGTAGTAGGCAAAGATTTTCCGCTTGATACTACCCAACTTATCCCCTTCTCATCTTTCAGAACTGTTAATTTCTCGTTATTCTCTACCGCCTTAACGATTTCTTCGGGAGTTTCCCGAACCCCACCAGAGATTAGATTAACAGTTCCCTTCCCTTGTTCTATCCCCGATTGGATTAAATTATGCCTGTAAAACAAAAGAAGTATCACCGCAATCGGTATCAATAGCCAAGTGCTGAACGACCAATTATTGGTAATGAAAAACCAAATCTTTTTCCACATATTTCACCTCTTACATTTTGAATAACTTTCTTATCCACTTACCAACATTTGCTTTTGCAGTAGGATTGGCAATAACCACAATTAACAATGTCCACACCGCAACGAATACCAAAAATGTAATGCTGTTCATAAAATCACCCCCTTTATTTTCTTATCTCGTCTTTCTTCACTAAATAAGCCACAATCGTTTCTAAAGTTGTTATCCTATTTTCTTGTTTAACTTCAAGGATTTTATGTTCAGCCAAATGTTGAGCAAAACAAATTTTCATTTCCTTAATATCCTGATGGACTTGAATCAGAAAATATAAAACAATACTCACCAAAATTGGCGTAATAAAGCGTAACACGCTTGCATATCCGTTTATCTTCTCTACTATTTTATGTGTCATAAAATCCCCTTTCCCAACATAATCGGAATATCCCGTTCATAAGATTGTTTTATTCCTTACCCTCATCTGCTGTTGGCTTTAACCAATACGCTGTCAATGCCATATTATAATGTGGGCTTGATGTTGACCCATTATGCCCATTTATAGTTCCTATAAGTTGATGATAGCCGTCTCCAACAACCGTAACCGAAGCGGTTTTTATGACATTTTTTGTAGTTGAAGAAGAATACCAGTCTTGTAAAGAAACCACCTTTACACCGTCTATATACCAATCTATTTTTCCATAACTATTAGCTGTTAGACCCAAGACAGAGAGAGTATATGTCCCTGCCTTTAGAAAGAATGAATTAGAAAAACTATCACCATTAGCACAAGGATTTTGGTAGTAAGCATAATTAAACATTGAAGCGGTATCAATAGCCAATGTTAAAGCATTACCAGTAATTACAGTGGCTTCCCCATGCCACATAGTTGCACGCTGTGGGAAAACATTGGTCGCAATACTCAAAACTCCCGTAGTAGTTGTGTTATATAATATCCCCGTCCCCAAAGTTCCAAGTACTTGTTCTGCTGATAATCCTGCATTTGCCGTTTGAACAATATAGGTTGCATCGGTAGGAGCTCCACTACTTATAACTAAATCCCCAGAACCAAGTATAGAGTTTGAGTTTATAGTCTTAATATTTGTAGCACTAATTAATTGGAGTTGATATGTAGAATTATCAGCAGATAGAACCGAGCCGTTGCCCTTTATAAAGCCCGTTAGATTTGTAGGAGTAGAAGTAGTAAGAGAAGTTAAATATGCACCTATAGGAGCATATAGCGAATCAGCTATAATCTTACTTAACGAATTATCTATCCTAATCATCAACTACTTTCTCTTTCCCAATAGACAATATCAGCAGTAGATGTAGATGTAATGCCATAAATATCGCCTTTCCACATTCTACCACCTGAATTGTCCTCTTGGAATGAACCCTGTTCTAAAATGAATGGTTCTTGTCCAGCAGTTATAGAACTATCTTTGCCAATATATACTGTTTGGGCAGATAGATTTTGGATAACAATACTTATCCTTTTAGGATTATCAGAAACTATTTTTGTGGCTGTTCCCAAAACAGTAACTTTTGGCATAATCACTCGCTATTTAGAAAATTCTCTACTGCCTCTAATGCCTGTCTTAAATTTCTATATTCTTTTATTACATATTCTTTAGCAACTTTCATAAATTCAACACTATACCCATTAAGATAAGTATAGATAGTATTATCCAATTTAACAATTCTAACTGCCTTTCTTGGTATATCCATTTGGATAATTAGTCTTATTCTTTAGGTATTTCTCCAAATCCGCCTTTTCTATGTTCATTACCAACAGTATCATTTCCGCCACTCTCTGTGGCTTCTATCATCTTAACTCGTTTAGGCAAATCGTGTGTTTCAACTTTAGCAATCAACTCTTCAAATCTCGCATCAGATTTTTCTTTTGAATACCCAAATGCCTTTGCATAATCTGCAACAGATTTATATCCTCGTTGCCTTGCCCTATCCTGCATATCAGGGTCATCATGAAAATCTTGTCCCATTGTTAAAACCTGTCCTGTAGGGTCAATTTTATAGAGTTCAAAAAGAGAAGCTCTATCAGGCCCTTCATAAATAAAAGGTTGTCCAGGTTCAATCTGTTCATTAGTATACTTACTCCATTCTGCAGAAGGGTTAGTAACTGTCTTGTTAGACCTGTTAATTAACCCAACCCTTTCTTTCGCTACATACCACAATCCATCCTTACTGATAAATTTCGGCATTTCTATCCTCCTTTTGGTTTAGATATTGAAATTGCCATTGTTATAATACTGTTAATTATACTGTTAATCACTATGCTTCCTTTTTACATTCTATTGTTACCCAAGTAACATTCGCATCAATATCGCAATAACAACCTGCAGGAAATAATTTCCCATTTTCAAAACTTTCGCTATAGGTCTTACTTGCTGTTCCGTCTCTGTAATAATCCAAATCTGCAGATGTGCCAGTGCCATTTCTTAACCCGACATATCCTGCGGTAGTTCCCGAAAGCCAAGTAATATTATAAACTCTTACAGGTTTACCAGATGTTATTACAGCCCCGTCTGCAGTTATCCTTATTCTTCCACTCGTATTTTCCATTTAACCTCCTTTATTCCAAAGGGGTGGGGAGAAGATAGGCAAGAGGGAATGAACCTATCTTCTCCCGCTATAATTTCTCTTATCCCCTATCCCTATTCAAGTTCCAAATGTATAGCACCATGACCTGTCGTATCACCAGGAGTAACAATAGTCCCGATAATAGGATAGTTATGTGATGCAGTTCCGTCTAATGAAGCGGGTGCATACGCACCAGCAACAGATTGCGATAATTGTGCTTTCATCCCAGCACTTCCAGCAGTATCACAAAGCACTGTTGCCATTCCATAAGTCTGAATCCAACCGAATGGTTCTGTTGCTGTAAGCGAAGCACAAGTTACACCACAAGCTATACCATCAGTGCCTGTTCCTGCAGTTTCAACATTGGCATATAGATTGCCTGTAATACAATGGTCTGTAGTAGCCGTTAAAGCCACTTGAATCTTGTCATACAAAGCCAATCTAAAATTACCAGTTACAGGGTCATCAGTTGCAGTATTACCTTTGATTCTATAGGTATATCCTTCACCTACATCATCGGTAATATGCAAATAACCACCTGCAAATTGGTCTGCAGTTACACTTGCCAATGTAACTATTACATATCTGGAGTTAATACTTCCAGGATATGTGCCATTCGGCTCATCTGGCATTTGATATGTTGACGAAGGTGCGACAATTATTTGGTCGGCATCAGCTTCAGAACTCTCACTATAATCCTGTGCTACGATGACACCCCTATTACAAGCTGCCCCCACATGACCATATCTAAACTTTGCACCATCAGCCCGAGTAAATCCCTGACCGATTGGGAACTTTGGCAAATCGTCAATCTGAAATATATCAACATCTGCCCCAGTCATCATATTCCCAACAATAGCATTACTAAAAACGCTGTCTGTACTTACTGCCATTTTATATCTCCTTTCTTATGTCCTTGCTAAAATAAACAAGGTTCCTGTTATATCGTCCTCTCCTGTAGAAAATGTTATCGTCCCAGAACTATTGGACGGGTGAACATCTTTCGCAGCAGTATCTGTCAATGTGCAATTAAACCAACAATCAACAAGATTAGTTCCTAATCCAGTAGCATAGGTATCATCATTGTCAATGTTAGTAGTTGAAAATTGGCATATTAACAGAGTAAGAGAACCCATACTTTCTCTAACAATCGTATTCGGTGTTTTCGCTGCCATTATCTATCTCCTTTCCATATTAACTGATACTATTCAGTTTGAAATGCCGTCTGCGATTACCAGTGGTAAGATTACCTCTCCACAAATAATAAGCAACCTTAACAGTCTGGTTTGTAGGGCTTATGAAGTCGGTTGTAACCAAATCAGTAGCTGAATCAACCTGCAATCTCAGATAGTTTTCATTTAGTCCCAGCATTGTTCCCGATTTAATATACTGACCCCATGTAACAGGCGAACCCATAAATGAAAGGTTCTTAACGCCACGATTACCTGTCATATCGCCATTGGATAATCTCTCAAGAGGAAGTAATGTATTCCACATTTTTCCCCAGACAGTTTTTGTAGTCAGGTATATGGTCGGATTATCAACATTTGACGAAGATGAAACTGCCAAAGTTGCTGTATTCATATCTGTCAAACCCTGTGTTGCAAATGCACCTGATGTGGTTTCAGTCGCCTGCCAGAAAGTTTCCGTAGCACCTGCAATATTGCCAAGAGTTCCTGTATCAACCAAAGTATCAAGGTCAATAAGGAAATTCGCTTCTGCAACAGGCGTTGATAATGCTTGGTCAAGGCGGTCAACTATCGCTTTTCGGGATAGTTCGGTTTTAGTTGCTACTAAGTCCAATATCTTATGAACTGCCCCTGAATTTTGTCTTTCTTCATCTCTGGTGATTACTATAGGTTCATAGGCATTCTGCCATCTAAATTCCACAGTTGTAAGCGTATTGGGCTGGGTGTTATTAAGCACATCAGCACCAAGATAGAATCCGCCAGCCGATTGTTTCTCTTTGATAAGAGTTTCAGTAAGCGAAAGTCCGCCATCAACTGTCTTTTTGTTACTCCCTAAATTCAACAGCTTAAATACTGTCGGGTCATTAAACGCATTATCGGTTAATGTCTTTGCATAATCCGCCAATGAAGTGTTTAATGCCACAGTATCAAGTGTTGAAGGAATTGCGTAATTAGCCATTTAATTTTACTCCTTTCTATATTAACTGCCTCTCTTTAATCTTAAATTATACGCATAAATACGTTTCAAAAGGTTTTCTCCTGACTCGCCTTTCTCACGCTTTACAGGTGCAGATGAAGTTGCATCTACACCCTCAAAAGAAGCAGTTTCTGCGTTTTCGTTAATTGTTTTCTTTGCATCCTGCATACCCAATTTATAAGCTCTATCAAGAGCTTCTTCATAATCGTATGCTTTCCAAATATATTCTCTGGTGTTTTTTACCTTACCTTGCAGAAGGTCTGCTGTAATGGTATCAACAGCTTCAGAACGATAATTTGGAAATTTAGCCTTAAGTGCTTCGTCCTGTTGTTTCGTAAGCAAAAGATTTTGATTTTGCATTAACAAATTATTCTGTCGTTTAATCTCTAAAATCTCTGCTCTTTCTTTCTCAGATAGGTTACTAAAGTCATCGTCAGAATCTCCCTTATAACCTGACTGACCAAGCACACTTTGAGCAGCAGAAACAAATGACGGGTCTTGAAGTAATGACTGAATCTTCTCTGTCGTCCAAGAAGAAGAATCGGTAACTTTCGCCTCAAGAGTTTTCTTAAGCTCTGCTAAATCCTGAAACTTCCTATTAAATCCCTTCTCAAAGGACTTATAAGATTGTTCCGCAAACTTTTTGGCTTCCTCAACCGAAGTTATATTATCAAATGACTTTGGGTCAAATGTAATATCTTCAGATTGGTTAGAAACCTTAGTCTGCTCTGGTTTAAAATTAGCAACCCGAGTTGCAATAGACTCTGACTGTTTAGGCTGATTGTCAAGGGTTGACTCTTTATTCTCTATAGTATTACTATTTTCCTGTACCATAGTTCTTCTCCTTTAGCAACTTACCTCCCGATTGGGAATAGTATTGGTTGCAGTTAGTTATCCGCCCATTGGCGTATTTTCCGTTTTCATAATATTCAACATTTGCTCTAATAATTCAGCATTTTTATCTGGCTTATCTTCTACTTTAGTATCTTTATTTATCATATCCAATATTACAGATGATGGCAGTTCTGATGGGAATGAATTATTGATAGTATAAACTTTGCATAAAGTTCCATTATTATTTTTATTAACAATGTCTATAACCGCCTCAATACTATTTGCCTTTACGAATATGCCATCTTTAATCTTTATAAACATAGCCATCTTAGCCAAACCCGCCTTTCTTATAATCAGTTGGATACTTAATCTTATCCCTATCTTTAATAGCACCTATTTTAATCATATAATTAATCTGACTACTGGATAAATTTACCTTTCCATTCTTGTCTGTTCTATTCTTAACACTATTAAGAAATGCTATAGTTTCAGAAGAAGGTTTCAACCGAACTTTCTTTTCAGAAGGTTCTGCATACTGAACTAATCCTGCCCGTTTACATTCCTCAACATACTGCCTTTTAGAACTGATATATTTGCCTTTCTTACTATCCCAATTAGGGAGTCCACGATTATGATGTTCCCAATTCTTAACTATAATATCCATAGTCTATAAAGTCTCCACAGTCGCCTTTTTCAACTTAATAGTTTGGGGCGGATTAGTGCCTTTCTCCTGTAATTGCTGTAATAATAGTGTATGAACCCGAATCAACTGCTCTAATATATCAGAAGTCTGCCCCATAGCATTTACCAACTGTAATACTGATGTATAAGTTTCCAATTTCAGTCTATGGTCATCATCAACTTGAGGCGGGAACGGGATTTGTTGTCCCGATACTGCCGCTTGGGTATTTGCCTGTGCTTGTTTAAGTTGCTGGGCAGATACAAAGCCCATAGACTCTTGGGGTTTGATATTTCTGAACAAATCTGGCTCTTTAATTTTCAATCTTGTAAGGATTGACTCAATTAAAGGTGAGAGATTAATTATCTTGCCTTCTTGTGCTATCTTATTAGCAATAGCAGGTTGGGTTATCGCCTGAACCATAAGCATAAGAATAGTATTAAGATTTCTAACCTCTCTTTCTGGATTTTCGGGTAACATTGAAAACACATTTATATCAACATCAACTTCTGCCTGTAATTCTTCTTTAGATATGTTATCCACCCAATCAATATCCATAGTTCCGATAATTCTTACAGCATCTTCAACAGACTTAAACTGCCTGTTAAGTTGATTGATATATTTGAACGAATCCTTTAAGAAATCTGTCATAATATCTTGCCGATAAGCGATTCTAACAGCTGAACCTGCTTCTCTAATCCGAACTGATGTGGCAGATTCTTCACCAGATTGCAGAAATCCCCTACGTAAATCAGTAATACCTGATTTATCCTCTAAATTCTTCTGTATGCGTTGGTCAATTATGTAAAGTTCGGAACTTGCCTGTCCGCCAGGTGAGGCAACCATCATACGCTTGCGGACATCATCAGTTTCAAATCTGATAATAGTATTCTCACCCTTACGAACCATATCAATATCTTCTTCATCAGCCCCATCTTTAGCCAATCCTATCCACACCTTGCTATTCTCTTGAGCATTCCTAAGTTGGATATTAAATATCACATTCTTTTGGTCTGCAATTTGCTTATAAGTATCTAAATCGCCCATTGGTAATTTGGAATCAGGCACTTCATTGAAGTATAATACTTTTGCAGGGAACCCTTTGGCTTTAATAGTCCAATTATTTATTCTCAATGGTTTATCTTGCTCATCAGTTAATAGTAGTATATATCCCCTTTTGCCTTCCCTTGCTTCTTTCTTGGTAGGTCTTAGATAAATCTCTTGAACTTGCACAAATTTGGATAGTTTGCTATTCTGATATTCTTTAGAAGTAGAATCAATAAGCGATTTTGACGGAGAGATTATATCTTTTGCATTTTCAACCTTTGCCATTTCCAACGAACTTAATCTCTTACCAGTTATCTTGCTAGATTTCCCGCCAACCTTATTCCCAAAACCATTAAAACCCTTAATAAGTTTCTTATCAATATCTAATCTATCATCTTCAATAAGGTCTTGTAATGGGATATCAATAACTCTGCCTATCCATTTGGCTTCATCAATATTTGATAATGTAACTGCAGGGTCATAAATAAATCTCATAGGTCGAGTATGTTTGACAAATACTTTATCTTCAATAATAGAGAAATCCTGTTCTTCAGTCATCCCAAATTCGCCTTTATAACCGTGCCAAAGAATACCATAAGGGTATATCAAAGCATCTAATAATGTTTTATGCACTTCTTTCTTATAAGGCATTTCTTCTGATACTGAATAGTTTAAGATTGCCTCTTGCGAAAAAGCTGATTTAGCACTATCTAATTGTATATCTTCCATTTCACCAGATACAGGATTTCGTCTTTTAGCAATATAACTTTTCTGTTTAGGTTTTAGTAATGCTCGTGGGACTCTAAACATAATAGAAGGCAGATAATTCTGGACAACAGGATAGATTTCATTAACCATAATATCCCAGTTGATAGCAAATGAAGGAACATAGTTGCCAGTATAACGGGATAGACTTTCCTCAAGAATGGGTTTAAGTTCTTTATCATTAAACTCAATACTCATTTTAATCTCATTCTTCAGTTGTAATAATCTTTCATCAGCAATTTTAATTTTATCTGCCATAATTCTTAACTCCTATCTTGCATATAACATTATTTAACTCCAATGTCAATAGGTATCCTATAACTTGGGATTTCAAATCTTCTTGTTCCAATCCGAAATCTGCCTATTTGAGTAGGTTTTGTCTTATGCATTGCAAACTCTCTCAACTTCATAAATCCAGCATCATAATCTGGCTTATCAGTATTCTTTTTAATAGACTTTGGATACTGTAATAATCTCACTACCATTCCTGCCGCATCTGCTAAATCGTCATGGGAAGTATTTCGCAATCTGATAAGTTGCGTTTCCAAATCTCCCATTCCCCTTTTGTGATATATAGTATGTTGGGAATATCTTGGTTGCAATACAGTAACAATCCTTTCAATCTTTTCATTAGAGCAATTCAAATCTTTCAGCATTAGAAATTTATTTCTTCTTCGCATTGCCTGTTGCAAAAACCATTTCATAACTTTTTCTAATTTAGATTTTTCAAATCCGATAGGCACAGTCATTCCTGTAATTGCCCTAAGTCGCTGTTCCATAGCAAATAATGTTTCTTCAAATTCGTCAGGTCTAACGCCTTTTTTGAATATGTAATCATCAAATAGAATATCTGATAATGGAGTGATAAATGCTGGGATAATAGCAGTATAATCACTTTCCTGTTTATCTTCCCAAGCCAAATCGCAGGCGATAGCAGCCCTGCAATCTTGCAGATTAAATCTGCTACGGATATTCCCTTCATTATCAAACAATATCGCTTCCATATTCTCAATCCGCCAATATCTAAAATCCTGTTTATTAATATCTTCAGTCCCAGAGCCACTTGGGTCGTTTTGTATTTCCCTTGCAAATGTATGGGGTTTATTCTTCCAATAATCAAGTAGCCATTCCACACTCATCTTTTCAGGCCATAATGAAAAGTATTCTTTGGTTTGGGGATTCTTATAAAGCCCTTGAAATTTAATCTTATCAAATTCTTTATACTGGTCTTTGCTGATTAGTTTGGCAAGTAAGCTATCATCATGGAGAATAGTGCCAACAATAATATATTGGGTATCAATATCGCCTGCAGGTATAACCGCATTATCAAAATCTTCTGTTAATTTCAACCTTCTCTCTGGCGATCTAACCAACTCATCATTTTCTATATCATCACCGATAACTAAGTCAGGTCTATACGCACCAAATTTCCTACCCCTAATATTACCCATCTGGTCTGCACCTAAGCAGAGTACCATAGTTTCAAATCCGTCAGGATGGCGGAATATAGTAATATCTTCAGCATCCTTAGTAATCTCAACAGGATAATCGGCTTTAAGTTTAGCATTATTCTTAATCTCATCTTTAAGACTATGCAATAGCAATGTAGCTTGCTTATAGGTATTAGAGATATAGACAATAAACCTTTTAGACTTGTGACAAATATGATGCAATACATAATTAAACCCGATAATAGTTGTTTTGGAACTACCTCTGGGTGCAGCAATCGCAAGAAACCTTTTAGTCTGGGCTTTAATCATTAGCAACTGATGAAATTCAGATGAGGCTAATCTAAAGTGGTTCGGAAAATAGTTCCAACCCCAGCCGATGGGAAAGTCGTGGAATAATTTGCGGGCTTTGATATTGAATACCTTTTGCATAAATTCTTTATTCTTATAATTACTGCGGTATTCTTTACGCTTTTCTGGAGTTATCTTATTACCCTTCGGCTTATCAATTACTTTTACCATAAATCCTTTTTAAGAATTGGTATCTTCTACGAAGTTGGTCTGCAATTATCTGACCTGTTTTTAATATAGAATACTGCCTATATCTTGGCGAAAAATCTTCCCCATAAATCATTCTCCTACATTTCTTTGCTACCTTCCCATTCATATCAATATCCCCCTTTCTTTAAAATCATTTTCCTAAAAATTTATACTACCGCCAGAATTAACTTTAGCAATCTTATTCCTCTTCTCCAAAAAAGCATTTTCTGAAAAATTATATCATCGTGAGAAAGGGGCTTTTATACTTATCTTCAAACCTTTCCCCACAGTCAACATAATACACAATAGTAGTAA